AAGAAGTTGCGGGCGCAGCACTGTTGGCAAGTATGTTAGGGGATGCGGGTGCAGCAAAAGTTCAAGGTTCTATTTCTGCTATGGACGATGAATTGAAAGAATATTTCAATAGAAATTTGAGGACTTGGGACTGGCGCAAAATAAATGCTGCAGCAAACGCCAAAGGAACAAACATCAATGAATTCATAACTAATCCTAAATTTATTGCTGAAGCAGAAAGTGGTATGTTTGATGTTAATGCTCCGGTTCCAGGGTCTGCAAATCCAATGATGAGAGCAAGAGGCGGTATGAGTCAAATAAACAGTTTCGTTTCAGGAGCTGGTTCAGGGCGTGATGACATAATAAATGCAAAACTGTCCGACGGTGAGTTTGTTGTGGACGCTGAAACTGTAGCATTGTTAGGTGATGGATCAAACAAAGAAGGTGCAAGAAGGTTAAATCACATGAGAGAAAATTTGCGTGCGCACAAAGGCAAAACTTTATCAAAAGGTAAATTCAGTCCAAATGCAAAAGCACCACTGCAATATATGAAGAGGAGTGCATAATGGGAAGTTTATTTCAAGGTTCGCCACAATCAGCAACTTCTTATGTAGACAGCACTACGCAAACACCAAAGTGGATGCAAGATGCAATATTCAATCAAGTCCAATTAGCGCAAAACATAGCTAATAGGCCGTTTCAATCTTATCAACTTCCGACGGTCGCTGAACTTTCTCCTCTGCAACAGCAAGCTTACACAAATGTGCAGACAAATCAAGGTGCTTATATGCCAGATTTGAATACTGCTCAAGCAGGTTTGAGAGCGATAGCAGGTTTAGCACCAACGGCAGACACGTTGCCGAGTGATATTCCTACAAATACGGCTACAGGGATGACTACAGCTCAACCTTATTTCAATAAAGCTGACAAAATGGGTTATGATAATATTCAAAATTACATGAATCCATACAACACTCAAGTGATGGATGCAATGGCAAGACAGAGCGCACGGAATTTGTCAGAAAATTTACTTCCTGCTGTTTCTGACAGTTTTATAAAAGCAGGTCAATTCGGTTCTAGCCGTATGGGTGACATGGGATCTAGAGCTTTGAGAGACACTCAAGAGTCTTTGATAAATGCGCAAGCTGATTTGATGAATCGAGGATATTCACAAGCAATGGCAGCACAACAAGCTGATCTTTCTAGGATGGGGCAATTAGGCCAAACTGCTGCAGGAGTCCAAATGGATGATATGAGCAGGCAAGCTACAGCATTGCAAAATTTGGCTGCATTGGGGCAGAACAGGCAAGCCATGGGTTACACTGATACTGCAGCACTAGAAGCAGCAGGAGCTGTTCAACAAGCGCAAATGCAAAGACAATTAGGTGCAGCAGAGAAACAATTCTTAGACGAACAAATTTATCCAATGCAACAAGCTGATTTTTTAAGCACCCAACTTAAAGGATTAGCTCCGATAACTCCAACAAGAACATTGACGTCTAAAGACTCAACTGGAGAAACGTATTCAGCTTCGCCTTTGTCACAAATTGGTTCAGCTTATGCCGCATACCGTGGTCTTGATGCATTGGCTAACAATTAGGAGAGCAAAATGGGATATGAATTAAACAGGTTGATGAGACAATACGGTTTAGCTACTCCTACAATGGCTCAATATGCAGGAGAAGTAGGACCAGATGTTGACATTATTGATGAAGACGAAAGTTCTGAAACATTCGGAGAAGTGATTGGCACGACTCCAGGAACAGTTACATTTGATCCTGCAAAGCAAGCTGCATTCGATGATTATCAAGCTCAATATCAATTTCGTTTAGGCAACAGACCTATGTATGCAAGTCCTCAATTCAGGACAACACCTGCACAACAACAGCCTCAAACATACGAAGACATGTTTCAAATGTATTTAGGTCGAGACCCAGGAGACGGAGAGCGAGCTACAATAACTGAAGTTGGCAGTGGTCCAATTACCGATGCTCAAAGACAACAATTTTTAAGACAATATGAAAATGAATTTGCTGATTTAGGAATCAGGAATACTGGCAATCAATTGGTGTCAGATCAAATTGGTAATTACTATGGCAACATTTTAAGAAATCCAGATTATATGGGCACACCTACGAATCCTGTTGACCCATCTGCACCTTTTATAGTTAGAAACCCAACTGTTGTTAATCCTAATCCACCATACGCTGGCCCAGTTATAACGACAGAGGAAGCGTACACAAATCCGGTAGTAGATGGAGAAGTATCCCAAACATTTTTAGATTTCGCAGATCAACAAGAGCAAAATTTTGCTAACTTGAGAAATCCAGTTCCAATTACTGGGTACACTTTAGAAGAGGCGTATGATATAGATCCTTTTGCTCCTGCAAGTAATAGCCTTGCTTCAGGATATACTTATTTACATCAAAACCCAGATGTTATGGCTCACGTTAATGCTCAAGCAGACGCATTAGGACTTGCTCCAAGTATGGAGCGTTATGAGTTTATGACTAATGCGGCAAAAGACCATTTCTTATATCAATTAGGTCAAGGTGAAGGACGTAGTTGGTATAAGAAAGGTGGATCGGTGAAAGGGTATCGTCATGGTGGGCCACACGCTGAAGATGCTGGCATGGCTGGAATAGAAGATCCTCAAGCATATTATAATCCTGCAGGCATAAGAGTAGATATAACAACACCAAAAGCAGAAATTCCTACGTTAGAAGAAATAAGTGAAACTGTTTCTACAGGCCAATCGCCGACAAACGAAAGTTTGATTTTACAAATGTTAGAAAAAGGTGAAATGACACCAACTATTTATGATGAGAAATTAGCGCAACAACAACAACAACTTGGCGAAAATACAGCAGCATTTCAAAAAATGATGGTAGATATTGCAGAAGGTCAATCTGCCGGACCAAGCGAAGCTGAACAATGGTTCAGACTTGCTGCAGCATTGAATGAAAGCAAAGATGGAAGTTTCATGGGCAGTGTTGCAAGTGCAGCAGAAGAATTTGCTGAAATTGGCAAAGAAAAAAGACAAGCTGGCACCAAAGGCGATGCTTTGAAAATACAAGCAGCAAAATATGGCTTGGACACTTTGGAAAAAGCTATAACTCAAACTTCTGGTTTGGCTAAAGAGAAAAGAGATGAAATAAGAAACACGCGAAATTATTACAGAGAGTTGATCGACGAACACAAAAAATTCCAAATGGAAAAAGAATACGATTTAATGGTTCTCCGCGAAGGACGAGCATTCGATGCAAACAAACCATTAACTACAGCAGCAAAAACTGCTAAAGATATGGGATTACAAAGAGGCACCCCAGAATACAACGATTTCGTGAAAAAATATTACGCTGAAGAGCAAGAAATAAGAAAACTAGAAATGGAGGCGATGAAAGCAAACGCTGGCAGGTTGACCAATCCTGAAATAACTCAACTTGTCGACACTGACACCAAACTAGATGCTGTTAACGAAAGTTTGAGCAATTTGAATGAAGCATTAAGAATAAATCCTAAAGCTTACGGGGATTCTTATACAGACGTTCTAGCTAAAACTGCAAAAGGTATTTATGCTCCTAACGACGAAAAATATAGAATGAGTGAAAGGCTAGAGAATTTGCTAACAAAAGGAGCTTTGAGAGTATTGAAGTTAACTTTTGGTGGTAACATCACTGAAGGTGAACGAGCGATTTTGATAAAAGTTCAAGGTCTAGGAACAAAAAGTGTTAATGAAAGAGGTGAAATCATAAAAGAAGCAGCAAGAGCATTGGTAAATGTTAGGCGAAAACTAGAAGACAAACGAAGACTTATAAAGAGTGGCGATTACGTTCGTAAGGAGACATAAATGGCAGACGATAATTATTACACGAACACAGCCCGTGCTCTTTTCGGTCAAGGTCTTGCTATGGGTTGGGGAGACGAAATTGAAGCTAAACTAAGATCGTTTAGTGGTGATGAAACTTACGCCCAAGAGTTAGCTAAAATAAATAAAGAATATGACAAATATGCTGAAGAAAATTCTGGATTGTCATTCGGATTAGAACTTGCAGGAGGATTTTTACCTACAATTGCTGCTCTTTTAGCAACACCATTCACTGGTGGGGCCAGCACAGCTGGTGCTTTGGCAAACGCAGGTAGGATGGCAGGAAGATATGCGCCTAAATTAACAAAAGTTATGAAAAATCCTGTTGGTAGAGGAACATTTGTCGGAGGAGCCAGCGGTGCTTTTGCCGGAGCTGGATCAGCTGACGAAGGTGAAAGAACAACTGGTGCTTTAACAGGTTTAGGGTTTGGACTAGGCATTGGTGCTGCACTTCCTGTGGCTGGCAGAGGAGCAAAAATAGCTTATAAATATTTGAAAGACCGATTAAGTTCTTCAGGAGCTTATGTTGACGATGCAGCATTAAGAAAAATTTACAATGCTATTTCAGTACAAGGTGGAACTCCAGAAGATGTTATGCGACGTTATGCTTCTGACGTAGAAATGGACGTTCCCTCTTCAATTGCTGATTACAATTATGCAACATCAGGTTTAGCAAACGTAGTAGGATCAGCAGATCCTTTTGGGGAAGCTGGTTCTATCATAGACTCTACAATTGGTCAAGTTAAAAAAGACACCAAAGGTCGTATTACAAAACAAATAGAAAAAGCATTCAGCGACAGGAATTATTACGCTGAAGAACAAAAATTGATAGGAAAATTAAGAAAAGGTGCTGACGCAGCTTACAAAAAAGCATACTCTTATGGCGTGATAGATGACCCAGAATTGTTAGACATTTTGAGAAACAGCAAATACGCAAAAGCTGCATTGAAAAGAGGTGAAGACATTGCAGAAGCAGAAAGAGATGCAGCAAGGTTGGCAGGAAGACCTTTTGAAGACATGGTTGTATTAGACGTTGAAGATGGACAAATGATCGACGTTCGTACGGTAGATTACATGAAAAGAGGACTAGATGATTTAATAAGAAGAGGCTTTGATGGAAAAGGTGCATTGGGAGGTGCAGAAGCAAATGCAGTTAAAGAATTAAAAAACTCAATAATAGAAAGAGTAGATGCTTTAGTTCCTGATTACAAAAAAGCACGAGCAATTTATCGAGGAGACAAAGAAGTTCTTGATGCTATGGAAGAAGGGATAAAAGAATTTAATTCAATTGCTCCTGAAAAACTCGCTCTCAAACTAGGGGACATGAGTGAAGGAGAAATAGAAGCTTACATCATTGGTGCAACTAGAAATTTGATGAATTTAGTAACTAAACCAAGTACTGAAGCAAATTTTGCTGCAAGGATAATAGGTTCTACAGACATGAAAAACAGGCTTCAAGTCTTGTATCCTAACTTAGGAGAAGAGGGTTTAAAACTTTTCAAAAATGCTCTTTTGAGAGAGTCTGACATGTTCAAAAAACAAAGCGAAATTTTAGGAGGGTCTAAAACTGCTAAAACTCGAGCTGGTCAAGAAAATGTACAAGAAGACTCTGGTGTCGTAGAATTAGGTTTCAGCGCATTGGGCATTGGAGGAACTGGTTTAATGGAAAGCATAAGAATGATTTTCAGGAGAAATTCAATGTCTAAACCAATGATGGCTAAAGTAGCTGAAATGTTGACAGAGTCTGACCCTAGTAAGTTTGCAGCAACAATCGGATTGCTTGAAGATTATGCAGCGAGATTGAAACCAAAACAAAAACAATTGAATGTCAGAGAAGCAACCGAAATCGTTGGCGGTGCGCAAGTTAGCCCTACTTTAGAACAAGGTCTTTCTGCACCAGAAACGACAGTTGAAACAGAATCAGAAATTGGGGTTGATGTCACCGGAGACACTGAAGGTGAGTTTACCGAAGAACAACAAAGGATGATCAAAGAAACTCCAGCGTTGTTCGACGCAGGTTTAGCTCAAGAAACAGTTACAACAGAAGTTACAGAAGAAGACACTAATTTGACTGAAAGACAAAAAGCATTCAAAAAACAATTTCCAGATTTGTGGGCTAGTGGGATAAGGGAAGACTAATGAAGAAAATTTATAATGCCATGCACGAATGGATAGGAAGACAACCCGTGTTGATTCAACTTTCTATAGCATTTTGCACTATGTTTTTGGTTTTAGCATTTTTAATTGCAGCATTTGAGTGAGGACAAATTATGACCCCAGCTAAAGATTTTGACGGAGACGGAAAAGTAAGCATTGAAGAGCTACAAGCTAGTGATGCTCATGACAAACAAGAAACTCAGAGGTACATGGCTATTTGTGCTTTCGGGTTGATGGTCTGCATGACTATTGTTTTGTGCACGCCTATCATTGGTGATGAGCGAGTTACTGCTCTTAGTGGTTTGATAAGTTCTATGTATTTTGCTTTAGCGAGTTTGTGTGGAGCATACATGGGTTTTAGCACATGGGCTAATAAGAAGTGATAGGCAACCTCCTTGGTCCAATAGCAAGTCTTGCGGGAACTTGGCTCGAGGGGCATGTTGCTACTAAAAAAGCTAAAACAGAAGCTAAAATAGTAACAATAAAAAGTGAAGCTATAATAAAAGAAAGACAGGCTACTGGTGAAATAGATTGGGATATTGAACAAGCAAAAGCGTCTGCTCATTCATGGAAAGACGAGTTTTTGACGATCATCTTTTGCATACCCTTGGTGCTTTGTTTTATTCCTGGTTGTGAAGATGTTGTTCAAATTGGTTTCAACCAATTAGCTTTGATGCCAGAATGGTATCAATATTCTTTGGGTGTTATTGTTGCAGCGAGTTTTGGTTATAGGGGAGTGACTAAATTTTTCGGGAGACGCAAATGACATTCGTTGAAAAATTGACAGAAAAATTGAAGTATGAAGAAGGTTGTGAATTGATGCCTTACAAAGATACTGTCAACAAATTGACTATTGGAATCGGTCGTTGTTTAGACGAACGAGGAATAACGATGGAGGAAGCAGAGTTTCTTTTGAAAACCGATATTTCTATAGTCATGACAGAATTGAACGATTCATTTCCTTGGTGGAACAATTTGTCAGAAAAAAGACAGTTGATAATGTGCGATTTAGTTTTTAATTTAGGGATGCCAAAATTGAAAAAATTTGTTAAATTTTTAGCAGCAATGGAAGAAGAACAATGGTTGAATGCGCACGACGAGTTGTTAGATAGTAATTATGCTGACCAAGTTCCTAACAGAGCCAAAAGGAACGCCCAAACAATTCTAAAAGGTTAAATATGGAAAATATTGACGCCCTAGATCTGCTGAACACAGCTATCGCTGCATTCGCAATTTTAGGCGGTATGGTGTATGCTATCATAAAAACAAAAGTTGATGTAGAACATTTAACTAAAAAAGTAGAAACGTTATTTCAACTATTCAACAATATGAGAGA